ATTGCAATTTGTACCGAAAGCAAAGACAAGTATTACTTGTCAAATTTGCAGGCACTTTCCAATAAAGATTTCAATACTCAAAAAGGTATAATCAAAAGTTTATACCAGGAGTACGGAGTTAGCAAAGCAAAACAGGATAAGGGTGCAATTGGTTATCAGCTATCTGAAGAACTTGAAAAGGAGCTGTATGGATATGAGGGTGTATTCACGAATCAAATTAATTTCATGGCGGATGTAGTTACATTCACAAAAAAGTTAATGGAGCAGGGAAAGTTTAAGTTTAATGAGAATCGGGACTTGATTAACGATTTCCATAAAGTTAAGAAAGTAATTACTTCAAACAATAATACGACGTTTAAGATTGAGCGTGATAAGAGTGGGCACGGTGACAGAGCAATAGCGGTAATGCTGGCACTTTATAATTTTAAAGATGATGGGCTTGGTGAACCCAAAATAATAAGGATTTAATTTATGATATTGACATTAACGTTTAAAATTATAATGTTTGCAGTAGTTCTTAACAAGACCGGTTAAAGCCGTAACTAAAGATTAGAAGGCGAAGCTTCAACATACAGCAGAAATGCAGTGTGTGTTGAGGTTTCGCCTTTTTCGTATTTAAAAACAAACTTAGTGAAATATTTAGACAAAATATTCGGTAAGAAAAAACAAAACAATAAACTATCTCAAACCACGACCGGTCAAGACTATGGACAGTGGATGAGTTTGTTCCCTAACAGCGATGAAACTGTTTTAACTCAATACCGTTCCTTTGCATATTCTTGTATCAACGTAAGAGCAGAAGCCATAATGACTTCTAAAATCTTACTATACAAACAGCAGCTAAACAAACGTAAAGAGATATACGAACATCCATTCCTTGACTTAATCAACAGGCTAAATATTTACGGACAATCTTTTAACGATGTTCTTTTTTTAATTTCGGCAGCAATGGATTTAAACGGTAACGCTTATTGCTTAGCGTACCGAAACGATAACGACCCATTTAAAATGCCTGAGGGGCTTATTGTATTTCCAGTTAATTCTGTTACGCCTGTATTAAATTCAGATCAAACTGCAATAGAGTATTATCGTTATTCAGGTGCAGGACAGCAGATAAACTATTTACCTGAGCAGATTATACATTTTAAGATCCCGAATCCTGAAAGTATGTTACTCGGTAAATCAACGGTCTCTGCTTTAAAGATTCCTATTGAAATAGATTACTACCAGTCTGAATATCAAAAGTCTTTCTATGAGAACTTTGCGGCTATAGGGCAGATAATATCAAGCGACAAAGAATTAACAACTGACCAAATAAAAAATTTAAGAGAGCAGTTTGAGGGTAAATATGCAGGGACAAAGAAATCAGGGAAAGCATTAATACTTCAAGGCGGATTGACTTCAAAACCTCTTTCCTCAACTCCAAGAGAAGCGGATTACAAAGATTCAAGAATAGCTAATCGTGACGAAATTATGTCCGTGTTCAGAGTCCCGAAATCTATACTTGCAATAACGGATGATGTGAACCGTGCAAATGCAACAGCAACGATAAGAGGGTTTTTGTTAAACTCAATAATTCCATTCTCAAAATTTATAGAATCGAAATTAAACGATTTTGTGAAACGGTCTTATGATACAAGGTTAGTTTTAAAAATGGACTTCTCGTTGCAAGAAGACAGAGAGCTACAATTAAGATTCTATGATATTGCTTTACGAAATGGATTACTAACAAGAAACGAAATAAGAGAACAGGAAAACTATGAAAATAGTACTGATGAAAATGCAAACAAATTAATAGTCGGTAACAACCAACCAGCAACAGAACCAGCAGAACAAAAGCAAATAAATTAAAATGGATAAAATAAAACATAACAACCCGATATATACTCTTGACAAAGAGCTTACGTTCAACGAATCAGAGCGGACAATCACTCATTATATTTCATCAGAGGCAGTTAACCGCTATGGATATATTCTGAAAAATAGCGGGATGGATGACAGCAAATATAACGGCACTGTACTGTGGGAACACAATAGAAATGCTTTTTTTGGCATTGCAAAACCCTCTGATTTAGTAATAGGAAATTCACTTTACAGAAAAAATGATGGTTATGGTATTCTTGCAAAAACCCGTTTTAGTAAAACCGACTTAGGTGACGATGTAATGTATGCGAATAAGTCAGGCGACCTAAACTCCTGGAGCTTATCATGGGATTCAAACAATGTTAAAGACGAAGATATCGAATTAGTCGGTGATGTTCTTTGCGTGAACAAATGGGGATTACTCGAATACAGCTCCGTAATTATTCCTGCAAACCCTGATTGTATAAATCAAATGTTGGGATATAGCAAATCTCCATTGTTCAAGTCGCTTTTATCAAGTGAAAATATTATGAACGAGTTTAATAAATCACTAAAGGAAAACAGCGATAAAATTGCAGACCTTGAAAGTAAAGTATTAGCGCTCCAAGGGCTTTCCGTTCCTGAGCAAAAAGATTACAGCATAGAAATAAAAAACAGTATAAACGAATTAAAGAATCAATTTAACAACCAGCTTTTTGAGATTGTAGGTAGGATGCAGAATTTGGGAGAAGGTATAACAAAAAATATACTAACACAAATTCCTAATCTTGTTACTGGAGCAATTAGAAAGCATATCGGGAAAGTTGATTAATAATTACATAAAATAAATTAAAAACAAAAGCAATGGACAAATTATCAATTTATAACAAACTAAAAGAAGCGGGTAAAATACCTGCAAGCGTTCCGATGGATTCTTATTCTGACGAACAGATATTGGCGTTATCAGCGGTTTTGGACGCACCTGCTCCGCAAGTATCCAGTAACGCTGCGGAAATTGAAGCATTGAGAGATCAGATAAGCGAACTTACAAGCTCGCTTGATAAAAAGTACAGCAGACTGCCTTCTCTTGAAGTAACAGAATCGGAAGTGCAGGGTCTGGATGACATTCAAAAAGCAAACTTGAAGTTCAAAAAGTATCTGTCCTTTATCTCAAAGCTGACTCTGAACTCCGAAACCACGGATGCAGCGGGAAAATATACGGTCCCGGTAGAGTTCATTAACAGGGTTAATTATTTCCTGAATGATTACGGTCTCTTCAGAAAGTACGCTAACAAAATGCAGATGAACTCAATGACTGCTAACCTGCCAAGCGTAGCAACAGCTCCGAGCGGAGCGTTTGTCACTGAGTTAAATGCAAAACAGGAAAGCAATATCGTATTCGGGCAGACAGCATTCACCAGACGTGATTATGCATTCATAACCGGTTTATCTAACCAGTTATTGCAGGATACAGGAATCAACTTAATTGATTTACTTGCAAAGTTAGCGGCTAACGACTTTGCAAAAACTGAAGATACTCAGGGATTCTTAGGCACCGGCTCTCCAATAACCGGACTGAAAACTATCTCCGGAGTGTACCCAGTTACGCTTTCAAGCACCGATCCTACATCGTTAGTATATCCGGATTTGGTTGCAATGATTACGGGCATTCCTAAAACCGACGGCGCAAGGTGGTTCTTTAACAGAACGATCTTAGGTCATATTCTCGGTTTAAAAGACAGCAGCAACAGACCGTTATTCACGATGTCAGACCAGAACTTTATTCTGGCAAGCAAATCGTTCCTTGGTTATCCGTATGAGACAAGCGAAATACTGCCAACAACTGCCGTTGTTGCATCTACACCAGTTATATTCTTTGGTAACTTGCAGAATGCAACGCTCGCAGAAAGAAATTCTATCGAAATAGCAATGAGTGAACATGCTACAGTCGGCAGTAACAATGCTTTCGAAAAGAACATGAAGTTCTACAGGTTCGAAGAATCATACGACATTGTAATTGAGCAGCCGACCTTATTCTCAAAAGCAGTAACTAAGTCTTCATAATATGGCAAAGCAGGTTAAAGAAGAAAAAAAGGAAGAAACGAAGCTGACGGAATTAATAACGGTAATTGTTGAAAGTCCGTTTGCATTTGACGGTAAGCATAGAATAGTCGGGTCAGAAATGAGCCTTAAGAAAGAAGACTATGAGAGCTTATCTCAATACGTTAAAGTTAAGGAATAATTAATTTTCTCGGGGTAACATAAAAGCCCCGAGAAGTTTTAAATAAATTTAGAATAAAGGAATCTCAAAAATGAAGTTAACAAGATTAATAATGATTATAGCAATACTGACGACATTGTTTGTATTGACAAATCAAGGCAAGGCTCAAAACCTTACAAGTTCAATAAGTGCTATTCAGGACAGCGTAGCACTTGCGGGTTCGACATCCGCAGGCTCAAGGTGGTTTCCTGTGAGCGGCGGGGATGCTATTTTCCTCGAACTTTATAACGGCGCATATTGGCGTACATATGAAATAGACTATCCACCGAGTTTAATGAATAGCGTAAGGGTATTTATAAACGGCGGAGATACAACGGTAAAGGTACAAGCTAACATGGAAGGAGCTTTTATATGTTTACCACTTAAAGTAACTGCGGGCACGCTCGTGAATGACATTGATTACGGCGGAGCGCTGACGATAACATCTCCGGCTTTGGTACGGTTTAAAAAGGTAAGGAAATAAAGCCATGATAACCCTATTTGACATAAAGAGCTATTTAAAAATTGACCAGAACGGGACTGAATATAATTCTATTCTTGAAAGCTGTATAAACAGTGCACGGTCAAGGATAGAGAATTATTGCAACAGGAATTTCCAGTATAAAATATATACGGAATATCAAGACGGCAACGGTTTAAATACTCTTTATGTCAATGGGTATCCTGTAAAATCAGTAACCACGCTGCAATATTACGATACAACGGACTATACGTACAAGGATATAATCGACGGAAGCGGTGATACAATCTCCAATGCGCTTGCAATCAAGAACGATAAGCTTGTTTTAAGGCGGAGTTATTCATTCCCGCTAAACGAACTTGAACCTGATAATATCAAAATAGTTTATACAGCAGGTTACAAATGCTTAACGGGAACGGGAATAATAAGCATAACCATAGCAACTAAAACAGTTACCGGCGTTAATACGTTATTCACGACAGAGCTGGAAGTCGGCGACAAAATACAGTGCGAAGGGCAGTTGCTTGAAGTTGCTACGATAACAAACAATACGAGTTTAACAGTGCTTGACAATGCAAGCTCAAGTATCTCAGGAAAGAATTACAGGATTAAAACATTACCGTCGGACCTTGAACAAGTTGCTCTTGAAATGACGGCATTGTCATTCTACGACTCTCCGCAGGGCAAAGGCAGGCTTGGCATATCATCCGAGAACGTGGGGGCGCAAGCAACGCAATCATTTACCTTTAAAGAGGTAGAGTGGAATAAAATTCTTGATAAGTATTTAAATATGAATATATGAACAGCATAAGACAGGACATATTGAAACAGATTGGATTGCAGTTAAGTTATATATCAACTGCAAACGGTTATTCCAATACTTTGCCGGATACAAGAATATACAGAGGTTATAAAAGCATCAACGAAGTGAATGAATATCCATGTGCCTTTTATATGCTCGGCAATGAGAAGTTAGAACATAGCGAAGCGTATGACATACAGCAGGCGGATGTCGAGGTTGTAATCGGAGTCTATTTACAGAGTGCAACAGGACAGGGAAAACTAACAGATGAATCGGAAGAATGGATTAAAGATTTTAAAAGATTTATAAGCGGCAATAAAAACGTAAGTAAAGTATTAAACCTTACGGGCATCCAGGGCGTTGAAATGTATTACATTGAGAATATTCTTCCTTACATAATTGACCACGGCAGAAACATCGGCGGCGTAATAATTGAAATGATTGTAAAGCATAACGAAACAATTTATGATGACTTATGATTAGCGG